CCAGACGCCCGATGAGTTATACGCCCCAAATGATGTGGGGTCAAGTGCCACGCCGTCAATAAAATAAACGTCGGCTAGGTAGCCGTCAAGATAATCTAATGTCCCAAAAAATGATCCTATAACGTGCTCAACGTTAACCTGGTTTATAAAGTAATCTACGTTTTGCGCTGGATAAGTCTCAGTATCAAAGTCTGTTATTTGTGCTCCATTTACATATAACTTTGCTCTATTACTTGCCGTGCTTTGCGTTGTGTCAAAAGCTAATACTATGTGATACCAAGCAGAAAAATCTCTAAATACTTGTGATGTTTGCAAGTTAATTACATTAGTGGCGGGGCTGCCTGCTCCGCCAAAGAAGAAAAGCTTGTCATTAGGGTCAAATCGCAAGGAAGTGTATCTACTGCTGTTTCCAAAAAACGCCCCAAACAGGTCTGGATATGTGCCCGACCCTGACACACTAGAACGCTTAACCCAACCGCTCCAAGTCCACGTCTTTTGGTTGCCCCCAGAAGACGGAGTACGAGTAAGGTGTGCCGAATCGTCGTTATTGAAACGCAGTGATTTAGTCGCTACCGCAGCATCAGCAGCAGCCGCTCCACCGCCAGCACCGATAAGGGCGTTGTTATGAAAAACGCTCATGAGTAGTTAGCAGTGAAAACGCAGTGGATAGAAGTAGTAGTGCGAACAACGTAATCAATCCGATCCACGGCGCTCGCAGCAGTCGTAAGTGTTGGCGCGGTTCCGCTAGCAAAGTCATACGCCGATCCAAAACTAAGCGTCCTAGAGCCCGTTCCATCCTGAACGATAAAAATTGACCCAGATTGCCCCACAGTTACGTTTGATGGGTTGTCTAATGTTCTGTTCCCGCCGAGCGTGACAGTCGCGTTATTGCCATCATCCATGTCATAACTGATATTGGCCCCATCGCTCAGCGTGACGATGTTGGCGCGAACGCCGCCCGTAACGGTTTGGCCGTTCGTTGTCTCACTCAGCAGCAGGTAACTGGCAAAGCCGAGCGCACCAGAGCCGTCAGTCTTTAGGGCCTGATTCGCGCTGCCGTCAGCCGCTGGAAGTGTCAGCGTGACGTTGCTGGAAACAGTGGCGGGTGCTTGGAGCGCCACATAGTTGCTGCTGTCTGAATCAGCAAAACGCACATCCGACTGCGCGTTCAGCGTGATGTCACCCGTAAACGTCGCACCAGACAGGGCCGCCAGCCCGAGGTTGGTCGATACCGTTCCAATCGTGATATAGCCGTCGTTTGCAGCGTTGCGAATCTTGTAAGTGGCTGGAGTCGTTGAGGTGTCAACAAAGTGCTCATAAGCGACCTTGGTGCCACTCGGTTCGCTCGAACCGCTGTTGTTGCTAGTGATCGCACCAAGGATCGTGTTCAGCTCAGAACGGAAATTCGCGCCCGACTGATTGGCTAAATTTTTGTCAGTGGACTGAGCCATTAGGTGATCTCCTTGCCGTGACCAACGGCTTGATAGTCAAAGACCTTACTGATTATTGTATCGGAGCTGTTTTTGAACGTCACGGTGAAGCCCGTCCTGCTGATGCTGCTCAGCTGGAAATAATCCCCGCTGTCAAAGTCCTGAGCCGTGATGCCCACACTTGGGACGCTGTAGAACGCAGACGGGAACGTGATGGTCTTGGCTGACGCTCCAGATGTGATGTTTCGTTGCTGCTCTGTACGGCGCTGCAGGCTGACCTTGACACCGAGTTGCTCAATCAACGGGTTCTGAGCAACGTTGGTGGTCGTTGACTCAGCCTTGAACTGGAAGCCCCTGCCGCGTTTTGTGTTGTTTACGAACGGCTCCCACGTTCCATAGGTTGGACTACCACTTGGGTTGTCGTTGGTGCTTCGCACGTACACCTGCACATCAGTGTCGCTCAGGTCATTGGCGTCGATGTCGCTCCAAGTGTCGATCAGCGCAGTGCGCTCGTCCCAGGTGTCGTTCGGCTGGAACGCACGAATCTGAAGCACTGAAAGCAGCTCAACGTCATACTTCGCCCCAAGGTCGAGCGTGCTTGCAAACTGGTATTCACCGCTAGAAACGGTTTCACCAAAGAAATCAATGTTCGTTACGTCGTCAAAATCGGTGATGCCGTCGATCTGTCCATCTGAAACCAGGGCAACCCCGTTCTCAGTGTCACTCAGAAACGTATTTGTAAACGTTCCAGTAAAACTTGGATGCTCTGAGTAGGTCTGAACCAGCTCTAAGTCTTGCGGTTCAGGCAGATCCACCACAACGCTTGGAATGCCGTCTGCTGCGGAATAATTGCCAACAGAGTCCTTGGCACGAATTAGGTAAGTACCTTCCTTAAGCGGAACAATTTTTCTGGTGCTGCTGCCGTTAACTGCGGGAACAATGTCCTGAGCGTTACCCCAAACAGCACTAGCGTCTGTGTGGGGCGTGTGCCGGATCTCAACCGTTCCGCCAATCCGAACATCTAGATCAGTTGCTCTTGGCCAATACAGCTCAGCGTTATGGGCGTCAACAGGTGAGATGTTTAGGCTGGCAATGTTATTGGGTGGGGTACTCTTACCAATAGCCTCAATCCTTGCAGTAGTTGCACTGCTGTATTTGTGCCGGTCTCCGGTACGCGCATCATCAAGGTCATATCCAACAGCACGAACCTTGACGCTATAAGTGCCCACCTCAGAGTCTAAAATGTCATAACCCGTGCTTTGGGTAATAACTGTTATTGGGTTATCGGCATCAAATCTATATTCAACCTCGTAGTAATTGGCACGAATTGACTGCTGCCAGTTAATGGCAATTCGGTGCAGCAACTTGTCGCCTTCCTCGTAAGTAATCTCCTCAAGCTGCAGGTTTGTAACGGGGTCTGGTGTGGCTGCAAGTTGTGTGTACGAACGGGGTGGGAAGACGTAGCTGGCGTCTTCAATAATGTCGTACTTCTCGCGGACATGCGCTGCTGCTGTGACGTTGTAAACGCCATCTCCCTCTTCAACAGTCAATACGCGCCACTGCGTCAAAATGACATCTTGATACCCAATCTGGAAGGGCGCTCCAGCAGCGGGCACTTTTCTAGGGCTAGAAAGCGCGTTTAGTGCCGTTCCAAGCGTGACGGTGTTGCCCACAATGTTTGAGCTGCCGACTTGGGTGTACTTGCCGTCAGTGTCGATAGTGTGAAACTCAAACCCTACTGGCGCACTTTCTCCAAACATTTCAGTGTCACTTCGATCCAGCTTGATCTGCGTCAGCGTTGATCCAGAAGTGACACGGCCAGCAACAACACGTCCTGTGCGAACGGGATCACTAATTTTGATGTAATCGCCAGGACGAACAATGATGCCAGCAGCAACGTCAGTCGAGAAACTGCAAACCTCTGTCTCTCGGTGACTTGTGTAAAGAAACCACTTGCCCAAACGATACGCCTGTGACTTGCTAGTGCAGGCAAAGGCGTCAATCTCCTGCTTGTTGTAGCCGTACTTATCAAGAAAATCGACGTTGGGGTCTGTTGAGTCAATAAATTGACTGTTCAGCTCAACAAGCTCTTGACGGAAGTCGCGAGCTTCCATGTCAAAGTACCTGACCGCAACGCAAGTTGGGCGGCCCTTCATGCTTGACCCCGAGTAGGAAAAGCCTTCTACGGTTACGTTCGACTGGTTGAAGATATAAGTAAAGTCTTCAGGACGGTCATGCGCCAGTGAGATTCCGCCTGTTCCTGCCGTAGACGTTCCAGCTTCCCAAAACGGCATCGCTCTGAAAACAGAGCACAGTTGTTGAACCAGCTTGTAAGCGTCCTGTTGTGACGTAATTGCAACGTTGCAGCTGAATCGGGCTTCCGTTCCACCAGCGTTATCGCTGACTCTGCCTGAGCAATATGCACTGGCCTGTTGAAAACTGTAGACATCAAGGTTGGTTGCTACGTCCGTTGTGCCTTCAAACTGATCACCAGCTTTTGCCTCAGCTTCTTTGCGTTCTTCGGGCGTCAAAATATACGCGCCAAGGCCATATCTGGTATTAGTTAGCAGGTCATACAGAATCCATGCTGGATCGCTACACCATTCTCTAGCTGCCTTAAATGTGCCGTTAAACGTCCCAGCGTAATCAAGCGAACCGTCCCCTCTGACGCTTGCGTTGTGAGGAATGCGTATTTTTAAGCCCCTAATACGAAATGTTCGCTTAGGAATGCTCGGGAACTGTTGCGCGTCAAATCGAAAACCAAAAATTGCGCTATTTGGGTAGCGCAGCTTGTCTGTAATTAGCTGATCAAAGCTGTACCAAATAAGCTTGTCAGTAATGGTTTCGTCGTCGTCTCGAACTGACTGCGAAGTTCTAATAATACGAATGTTGACTGGGTATTTTGCTGTATTGTTTACAATGTTTCCGTCAGAATTTGTTGTTTTTGTGTCAAGAGTAATAACGTGGCTACGCTGAAACAGGTCTGGGGTATAGCCGTCAATTTGAAAATTGCCATCGCCTAAATAACCATCATTGTCTACATCATCCGTGCTGCCTGGAACAGATACATTTGTAAAGTCAGAGTCGCCGTTATACTGAATTTGTATTTTGTAGCGCAAAGCAAGCCCTTTAACGGTGCCGTTGTCTTTGACTCTTGTAAGAGCCGGAACACCCACAACAATGTTTACTTGGTCAACATCTACATCAGTTATAGATCTAACTACCGGAGTACCGTCGCTCTCAAAAATGGTTTGATTGTCGGTCCCTGCGGGGACGCTTCCCTTGGGAACTTCAGTGTTGACTTGGGTAGTGCTGCTGCTGGTTGAACCGGGAAACTCACCAAGTGGCCCCTGACCCTGCGAGCCAAGCTCAACTTGAAACTTAGCCTTATCAACATCAAAGTTTAAGTTCTCTTGGATGTTGGCATCTGTAATCTCGGTAGTTGCGGTTATGACAGCAGCAGAATTCAAAACAGGCGTGTTATTAAAAAATACATCCTTCAACGCGCCAATCGCATACTGGCTCGGGTTGGTGGTATGGCTTATGCCTGCATTCGGGAAGCCTTCAATTTCACCTTCACCAAGAAGGTCAATAATTTGGGCTAGTTGTTTGGAGTTTAGGTTGTCCTTTGGCATTTTTACTCGTTCGGTACTAGGTCTGCGACCAGCTTGGTGCTTAAGACCACGCTACCAACGATCATCTCGCCGTAAACAACAGGAACCGGAATGCCTTCCTGACTGGTGTTTTGCAGTCCAGAAAACGCGAAACCGCCTTGCCCTTCGCCGCCAATTTCAGGTGGCTTTGGCACAGGCGTAATCATCTGTGCAATACCGCCAAGCGTCAAAGCAAGGCCAAGGTTGCCTGCAGCCGCTGCAGCCGTAAAACCTAATCCAGTCCCTGCAGCAGTAAATCCACCCAACCCTAAAGTTGCACCGCCAGTGAGCAATGCAGTGCCTATAAGGGCAGCACCAAGCAAAATTGACCCAATTCCTCGGCCACCCGCACCAGATACAACGGGGATAACCTTCACCACTTCATCCGCACCCATCGGGTAGTGCAACTGCTCAGGATGGTCCGCTAGCTGTAAATCAAATTTTCCGACAGCCACCTTGTAGTACCCGTCCCGCATCAAGCTGCGTAGCTCGGGAAAATTACACAACAAAAACTTAATAGCATCGGCAGGCACACGTACCAATGCTTCAAACACGCTCTGACCGCAGTGCTCTGCCAAGTGCCCGTAAACCTTGACCGTGCGGAGCATCTGCCGTCAGCCGCTATACCTCACAATTCTACCTGTGACTTTCTGCCAGTACCCGTCCCAATAATCCCTAGACGACAGCCTGCCTTGCAGCTGGTGCAGCATCTTGCCTTCTCCGATGTAAACCGCCACATGGTTTAAGCCGGGCGATCCATCAAGGCTCATCAACATAGCGTCACCCTTTTCAGGCTCTTTGCTGCCTGTATCAACAAAACCCGTTTCGCCAAAACACCGCTCAAACAACGGCAACTGACGAAACGCCTCTGAACTCTCAGGTCGCTGCCAGTCGCGCAGCTTAATGTTCATTTCTCGGCGGTAGTAGTCCCGCACCAGGGTCCAACAATCGGATACGCCCCACACCCATTCACGCCCAACTAGCGGGGCTTCGTAACCAGACGGTTTGACGTTGCACCAACGGTCGTCTAGCAAGCTGACGATATGCCAAGGCAGACCGTACTGTTCGCACGCCATCTTGTCCGCTTCGCTAGGAACCGCAGGTGTTGCGGGGTGACTGTGGACAACGGCAAGAATCGTTCCAGCATCCTCAGCGTCTGCATAGTCGAGCGGGTCAAGGATAAAAAAGTCATCCTCTGTTGAGATGTTCTTGCAAGGCCAATACCGCTGGCGGCCTTTGACGACAACCAGCAAACCGCAAGCCTCACGCGGCGCATCTTCTTTTGCGTGCTGGAGCGCAGCCTCTTGCCAGTCCTGCATTAAGTGTTGCCACCAACGCTGGGGAACGACCCAAACGGCAACGCACCAGAACC